ATTATAATTTTTCTGGATATAGACAAGGATATACAGGGACTGAGGGTGGTTTTGAGGAATATGCAGCTTACACTGGCACTGGTTCTAATATTTTATATTTTGATACTACATTAACTGGTTGGGTTTTTGCGACTGGTGATAGCTTTGAAAGAGATAACACTTTCGCTAAGTTCATAAGCGCAACCACCACAATAGGTCAAAATACTAAACTTAAAAATTTTTCAACTGGTGATGTAAAAAATTACGATACATCAACCAGTGATAATAGAGGATCTAATACTTTTGATTTAAAAGGCACTTTTTCTGGTAATTTTGAAGATGATAGTTTTACAAATGGAATATTAGAATCTGAAATTGATGTAAACTCACCTAGTCAAATAGATGTTATAACAATAACAGGCAGCACTGTAAATCAAGCTTTTGGAACTTTAACTTCTGGAATTGAAACTTCTAAAACTGGACTACTTCAAAATATTAAAGTAGGAAGTCCTTGTAGCTTTGAAAAAAGTGGGGCATCACCAATTACATATAAAGTTTTAGAGATAGCAGAGATAAACACTAATGAATTTGCTACAGTTGCTAGCCTTTACGAATCTGGTAAATATGATCTTATAGAGAGCGATAAAAGTATTACAACACTATCAAATACTTTTAGTTACCAAAATGCATCATCACAAATTAATGAATTAATCTATCATAATCTATCACCAGTAACAAGTTTAACTTTCTCTACGGGAGACGTACCTGAAGATGAAGAATTCTTTATAAGTGGTAGCTGGACAGATCCAAATGGATCAAACGCAATTGCATATCAAGCAATATTGCTAACACCAACAAGACCGTTTTTTGCAAGAACAGAAAACACTTTTGTGGTTTTTAGTGGCGGCCTTGAACAAAATGTCGGGACTTACTCTCTAAAGGTTAGAGCGCAAGGGGCTGGCGCTGATAGTTCACCAGCATTAAATGCTTATTATGACTCTACTTATGCAACTCATAATCAATTTTTAGTTCCTGAAGGCAGTTTAAGTCATGATAAATCTTTCCTACAAAACTTTACGATAAACTAAAATGGCTAGAGTTACAATATTAGATACTACATCAACTGGTTTTATACCTTATTACTCTGGAGCGCATACAGCATATGTAGATTCAACTGGGGCAGGTGGAGTTTATGCTAATTCAGGTTTGCATGAGGCTTTTGTTATAGCAGCAAGCACAGATCTTAATGATATTACAACTGGCATAAAAGCATCTGATTTATCGACAATTATTTTTTCGTCTGCTAATATAATAACTGGTACGACTGGACAAGGCGATATCCGTGGAACTGGGGATGGATATTTTCATGGTGGCACACTTGCCAGTAAAAGTCTTGACCCCTCATCAGTATATTTCCATGGTTTATATGTTCCCCTAACTGGATCTGCTGGATTAGGAGGTGGGATAACAACTGGTATTTTGGGATCTGGCGCAAGCACAACGCCTTACACTGGATCTTTTACAACAGATAAAGTAATACATGACTTTACCCCAACTTTTGACACTGAAACAAAAACTGGTAGTGGCATATATACTGACCAAACTTTAAATTTAGGTTTAGAATTTAGAGATCGAGCTAACCAAGAAATAGATGAAACTCATGAGTTGATTGATAATCCATTCATATCTGGAATTAATATTGATGTATTAAACATAGATAAAAGTATAGCGAAGTCTGAATTTAAAAAAGCATATAAAGAAAGCAATTTAATTTTTAGCCCAGCCGATAATGAAAATGTCTTTGGTGAATTTACTACTAATTTTGGCATAAGAACTAAAACTGTAAATTTTAATGGATTAATATCCACAGGAGAGATATTTCTGTACGGCAATAGAATAGAAATAGACTCTATCAGAGTCATAGATGGCACTGGTCAGTTTTTAGATGAGAATCCTATAAATTTTATCGCCCCAGAAACTGGATTTTTTAACTCCTTAGCTTTTACAAATCGTCAAAAAGTAAATAATTTTAGCATTAAAGGTGCTATAAATTTTGCTGTACAATTAAATTCTGTAAATGCTAACTATAAAAATTTAGAAATTTACGGCACAGAAGGCGACATAGATACTTTAGTTTTAAATGATATTTCTAGAAAAGCAGTAATTGATATAACAAATCCCCCTTTTGTAAGATTTAGTTTAAACACAGATAATGGATTAGATTATAATACTGATTATCATTTTAAAATAATACCAAGTTCTGACCTAGAAACTGGTAGAGCTTGGACCATCGGGCCTTACAGGATGACCTCTAATCAAGAGGCTAATGTGAATGCATTTAATGATGGCGTTGATGATCAAAGTAAGCGAGGTGGTGCTGCTTTTGGAACTGATGAGGATCTTGATCCTAATGCAAGATTTGCTGTTGGTGGCGCTGTTGGTCGTACACTTATTGTTACTAAAGTAGACAGCAATGGTAATGCAGGTGATGTTGGTATTGCAACAAATAACCCACAACAACCACTTGATGCGGCAAATGTAGCTAGAGCTAATATCGCAGCATCCGACACGACAATATTAGGAACTGACTCAGCAGCATTAGCTGGAAGTGGTCATGTCATATCTGGAAATGATAACGTAGTGGTGGGCGGTGAAACTGCTAGTATATCAGGTGGTAATTTTAACTTTGTAGGCGGTGGATCAGGTATAAATGTAGATCATGGCACTTTCTCTACTAGTATAGGTGGTCACAATAATGATATATTCAGTGGAGACTATTCAGTTATAGGTGGAGGTTTAAATAATTTGATTAGTGGAATAGCCTCTGATTCTCACGTTGACAAAGTAGCTATACTAGGTGGAGAGAATAATAAAGTTATCTCAGCTCCTTATAGTTTTATTGGGGGTGGTAATAGTAACACAATTACTGGTACTATTAGTGTATATTCGTCTTTGTTAGGTGGAATTGGCAATAATATTAAACAATCTCAATATAGTGCAATTTTAGGTGGAAACGCTAACTTAGTGGAGTCCTCTGATTACGGTATGATCTTAGGTGGAGTCTCTAATAAAGTTCAATCTGCTCCATATGGATTAGCTGCTGGTAGAAAATCTACTGTTCAATCAGATCATGATGGAGCTTTTGTTTTTTCTGATTCACAAGATGTAGAAACTTTATCATCTGGAGGCAATACATTAAATTTAAGCTTTCAAAGCGGTGTGTTTGTAGAATCTGAAAGTGGTATTTATATTAATGGTAATCCAGTAGTAACTGGAGATAGCTCCTCAGAAGGAGATACCTTACAAACTGTCACTACCAGAGGAGGAACTACTACAACTGCTGTTGAGCTTAACGGGGGAGTTATAATTAATGAAAATGGTCAAAATGCAGATTTTAGAGTCGAGGGTTCTAGTGATGCTAATGCATTATTTGTAAAGGGTACGACTAATAATGTTGGTATAGGAACAAATAGCCCTGTCACAGCGCTTCAAGTTACAGGTGTAATTTCTGGAAGCGGTTTAGATATAAGCAAAGGTCAGACAGGTCATGATATAGGTTATGCTAATATCGGCATAGCGACTATGGGAACCATAGCTTTCGATAACCATGCTGGATTCCATCATAGCGACATAACTGTTAATGCAGGATCTAAATATGCCCTAATGCAAGATAGCAATGGTAAAACATTTTTAAATTCAGCCCCTTCTCAACAAATACGTTTTTGCCAAGGAAATAATCTAAAAGGAGGATTTAATGCTGATTCAGATTTTTTCATAAACACAAACACACTATATGTAGACGTATCTGAAAATAATGTGGGTATAGGAACTGACACTCCAGGTTATACATTAGAGGTTCAGGGTTCTATTGTTTCTAGCGCAGGTAAATCATTCTTAATTGACCATCCCACTCAAACAGGTAAGAAGCTTATGCATGCTTGTATCGAGGGTCCAGAAAATGGAGTTTACTATAGAGGTAGATCACAAGAAACTGGCATAGAAGCCCCTAACTACTGGTCTGGATTAGTTCATATAGATTCAATGACAGTTGACGTAACTCCAATAGGTCCGAATCAAAGTATTTATGTTGAAAGAATAGACGACAATGGAGATATATGCGTAGGATCAAATACTGCGGAACCTCTTAACTACTTTTATGTCGTATACGGTGAGAGAAAAGATATAGATAAATTAGAAATAGAATTTTAAATATATTTTATTCATTTAATTTCTCATCAACTTTAAAAGCCTGAAAATGTGGAGTATTACCATTGCTAAAATCATTTTTAAAAATACAAACCTTGTGGAGCTTGCCATCAATGTTTATATTTCCTGATAGAAAAGTTTTGCCGTTTGGTTGTTCTTTAGTCCAAAAAACCCCAACTTTATTCTTTTCCCATTTCGATGGTTTTTTGTTCGAGGGCTTCGATGAAGTCTTTTCTTGCATGATGCGGTAATGATTTATATTTTGATTTTAGATTTCTGTAAACTCTCCTAGTAAAATCATTAATAGGAGGGCAAATTTTTCTAAGTCTTTTGGCTACTCTTCCATTCATATTTTAGCAACGTATGTTTCTGAGTCTTTTACAAAACCCATTCTTTTATAAAAATTACATATTTTATCAAACTTCTCTGACTCGCAAACAGCAGACATGCTTACATATTCAAACTCTTGTTTTTTAGCAAACTTCATTGCTTGGCCTAACAGTTTAAAACTTACTTTTGGATTATCAGATATCCAAATATATTCAGCAAAAATATTTTTGGCAAACTTTTCATTTTTATTATTTATAAATGCGATAACAGCATCATATTTATTATCTTTATTCAAATTTGACCAAACAAAAAAATCCCATTGTAAAATTTTCTTATTACTAAAACACGCTATAATACAATCTTTATTATGCGGTAAAAATTTATGAAAAGCATTTTTATCTTGCTCTCCAAAAAGCTCATGTATATCATTTACAACTTTCTCAAATTTTTCTGGGTCTGTAATTCTTTCAATCATTATTTTCTTAATACAGCTATTAGCTTCCTAGCATCTTTAGCTGATATGTCTTCAAAAGATGACCAGTTTTTAGCATCCTCGTTTCGATATGTTTCTTGTTTCCAAAAATTTCTCAAAACATTTTTGAAGTCGTTGAATGAGTTTACATTATGCTTTGATTTAAGAATTTTTTCTAAAAGATCTGTTGGAGTTATAGCTGGAGCATCATGATGTTCTATAGTTACAGAATTATCAGCTTCATTTGATTTATCTATCTCATCTGCACCAACAATATGAACATTTAAGTAGTTTCTTACGCATCTGACAAAAGCGCGATTACAAGCAATTGTCTCAAGAAACTTAGCGCAGAAAGCGTCTGTATTGGCTAAAGTAGCATTCGCTACATCTTCATAAGTAGTAGAATAAGAGTTTACAGTTTCATAATTTTCATGCCAATGAATTGTGCATTTAGCGGTAACATACCCATCGGCAACATTATCTACTTTAAATTGAACACCGCAGTAACCCCTTAATTTAGCTAGTTCTTTAATACCACCAAGCATTATGAGAAGCTGCCTATCATCTAAGCCGTCAACTGAATCTGGAACTGGTTTATTGCGACGAGTAAACCAATCTTTATTTGGATATAAAAACTCAGGCTTGATCATGGCCCTCCAATCTATAGAGCCATCCTCTTTAAAAGTGTAATCTACATTTTCAAGTAAGCCGTGCTCATTCCTTTTGTAAATGTCTGGTCCGTATTTTTTTTTAGTTTTGCTCATATATAAAAAATTGTTGTGATTCTTTCCAAAAATCATCAATATCAATTACTAAATCGTTATTGTCAACACTTTTTTTCAAATGGGCTAGACTAGTATATAACTTACCATCTTTAAAAATTGTCTTTTTTGTAAAAAATTTACATTTATCATTAATGTCGCACTTTTTTTTGCTATCTAAATTATATGTTTGAATATTATTATCAAAATAATTGTTTCTAACTTTTGGCAAAATTTGCTCATCTTTCACTAACAAAGTGTGTTTTATGTTTAGCTGATTAAGTAAATCAAAATAATCTTGACTAATCTTATCAGACTTTTCATCTACAAATATAAACAAGTTTTGAATATTGTTTTTGTAAGGTTGCAACTTATTTGGATTTATAGGTTTATCACAAAAAATTGAAACTTTATAATGTTGACAATATTGTAAAAAAGCAGCCTCCTCGAACCCATAATCTGTTCTAAGATAAATTTGTTCATTAGGTCTAAGTTGAATTTTATAAAATGTAGTTGGCACTACTTCAATTACTGGAGCGCCGAATGCAGAACCCATTTGCAAAGTTTTAAAATTTACTTTCGCTTTTTCTATTTTAAGTAAATCTATAATAGATTGAGCAATAACCTCTGGTTTAATTGTGTTTATCTGCTCTGCTGGATCATTTAGTGAGAATGATGGGTTTTTATCCCAGTCTGGCTCTATGTTTAAAACTTGTGATGAATTACCCAGCAACGGTTTAGATAAATTTGCATATATGTTTCCATATATATTGACTGATGGTATTTTTTTAAAATTAGCTATCTGACTTAAAACACTGTCACACCCCACATACAGCATGCTTTTTGATATTAAGTAAGCTTGTTGTTTTAAAGGTACGTTAACGGCTTTATTTACTCCTTCAATATGGTTTGTAGAACTTAATTGAACAGTTTTTATGTTATGTTTATCGAAAAATGGTTTTAATATACTTAAAACAATATTAAAATATTTATAGTTTCTAGCTTGAACATTACTTTCATTATAAACAATAATATACTTGTCCAAATCCATTGGAAAGAAATGTTCTTTAAAAACTGGTTTAGATATTTTTACGCCTAGATTTTTTGCGTATTCTTTTAGTAGATGAGCCATTATGTTAAAGAAAATTGTATTTTATCATTACCATTATGTAAGTATGCTAAGTTTTTTTGAGTCGTGCAATTAGGATTAAATAACATATCAAAGTAACCCTCATGATTAGAGCACCCCTCCATCAATAAAGTATCCTCTAACACTGGGCTATATCGTAATAACTTATGGACATTAGGATTATCGTCTATACAGGCGAAATATTGAGGCTCAGTAAAAACATATATATTGTGATTTTTATACAATTTTTTTAAGTTATTTAACAGGCAATTTATAAAAAAAACATCAACCTCACTTTTTGGCATAACAACAGCAATTCTATTGCTTTTGCCCTCATCGTCGAGCAGATCTTTTAAATCAGGTGTAGATGCTTTATTTATATGATTTTGAGCAGTTTGCTGAAAAAATTTAACAATTTCTTGAGGGCTGCCTCCAGCTTTTATTTTAGCTAGCCAATTTTTAAAACCCGTATCATTTTCATCTACAGTCTCATTTAAAATATTTTTATATATATCAATTAAAAACTCTTTAGGAGATGGATAATTTTGTTTTGGATTATAATTAGGATTAAAAAATAATTTTTTTAAATTAAAATCATAATCGACAGGCGGCATTTCGTCGATTATCTGCTCTAATTTTTTACCTATGACCTCTATAGAAAAATTATCTATGACCCATTGTCGTGATTTTTGGCCTAATTCTTTTCTCTCGGCATCTGTCATCGCATAGACTTTTTTGAGGTTTTCACATATGCTATCTGGCGAGGTCGATGCTTTTATAAATTGAGTTCCAGGTTCTCTATATTCACTCCAAGCTAAAGGTAAACCTCCGCTTTCCTCGGAGCAGCTATCCTCACCGCAAGAATAATTTGTTACTAAAGTAATTAATTCTGTTAACTTAGCTTCTTGGATAGGTATTTCTTGACCGCCACTAGTAAAAGGGTGACAATAAACATCCATGAGATTGTAAACTTCATTTAATTGTTTTTCAGTAACTCCCATATTTGTATTTGTGGTGTTTAAAGACCTTTCAGTTCCACATTTTTTACAATTAAGCTCTTGACCAGTAAAATTTTTAATCTCATAAGCGCCGCATTTAGAACATACATAAGTTGTTAAAACATCTGTTAAGCTAATATTTTTTTCTTCTAACATTCTAGGTATGTCCCAACCTTCAGACCAATGCGTGTGTAAAAGTAATTTAGCTCTAGGCTCTGATTTTTTAAATAATTTAAACCCATCTAATAAATTAGGAACACTTTTTCTTAGTTGATTTCTAAAAACAAATCCCACTATATATTCATTAGATAAATTATGAGTGTCTCTCAAAGATTTCCGATCCGCATCAGGAAGCCTATAGAAATTGCTAGTATCTAAAGAACCCCTTAATGTTTTTACATGGTCGTAACCTATTTTGTTAAATTCTTTTTCTGCAAAACTAGACCAAACATAATAATTTTTTACTTTAGGCGCAAAATCAATCGCTTGAGGTAAGATTGGTAAGCTATCTAAAGTAGTCCAAATCATAGTGTTTATTTTGTCCCACCAAGGTTTATTGGAGTACCCCCCAAAAGCCCAAATATCCTCTATGCCTATATAAACATCAGGTTTAAACTCAGAGACTGCTTGGTCAACCAATGATTTACCATACCCCTCCTGCCTTTGCTCATCTGGACTTAAATTTTGTAATTTATTAGGCGCAGGTAATGCACCTCTACATGTCCAAGGGACTGATTTTGTTTGTGGGTCATCCCACTGTATTCCGTTTGCAAGCTCGATTATGTTATACTTATCGGTATTGTAAAGATACCTTAAAATATTTTTTTTGTTTTTACCAAAGCCAGTAAAAGCTCTGCAAAAATTAGAGTGAAATAAAACTGTTTTTTTGCTCATTAATTATTAGATCTAAGCTCTTTAGCTTTTTGTAATCTATGTAGATAAAGCTCTTGTAAATAAACTTTTAGAAATTCTAATAAAGAATAAGCCTCAGACATTTCAACCCCAATCCCAAACTTATTTGCTGAGTTTCTATTTATAGAGAAAGAAAACGCTTTTGTACCATCTTTTTTATTATATGGTTTGAAAGATATAGCTGTTTTATTATCTTGATAAGAATGAAAAGCAGAGAATTCGCAATAATTAGTTATTGCATTTATCAAACCGCCAACTTCTATCTCATTAAGTTTTAGTGAGATGGATTTCTCTGTGTTTTTAGCGTTTTCGGAAAATGATCCAGTTCTTTTTTCTTGATTCCAAGAAAATTGTTTTATAGCTCTTACAAAAATACAAGGCTCTTTATTTTTTTGGTTTGGCCCAATATCAAAGCTAACGGCACACCCAGTATTTTTAGAATTAGGCTTATAGTATTGTACAATCATGTACGATACTATTAGTAAAGTAGTATTTTTCTATATAAAATTACTTTTGAGCTTTTTTTATTTGATCAGCAGTAGGAGCACCCTTATCTCCTTTTTTACGCATTTTTTCGCCTGATCCTCTTTTTATGCGTTCTCTTTTTTTTCTAATATTTTCCCAAAGACTACTCTTTATTTCGCCTTTTTTTTTTCTTTCATGATCTCCTTATGACGTTTCATAAA